TCAATGCCCTCGGCACCGCCGAGATCGTCCGCGTGGCCTGAACCGGAAGGGGCAAGGGGAAGTCATGCCTCAAGCCACCTTTATGCAACAACGCCCAGGTGATGCAGGCGCCTCTGTCGCGAACGTCCGGTCCCCCTCGTTGGCCTGAGCGGCGGCGCGTTCGCGAGCCGTTTCTAGGTTCGCTCCTTCAATTGCCTCGGCAAGAGCGAGGCACAGTTCAACTTCTCTCGTCCACTCAGGGTTTTGCAAAGAGCCCCAAGCAATCATGACTGCTGCCGCGTCCATATAGGCTTCAGCATCCCGAGCCAGAAACGCGTCGCGGCACTCTGAGCGGGCAGCATCGACATCTTCTTGAGAAGGATCTGCGCTGACAGGAAACGCGAGAAGCGCCATCGCAGGCAGGGAAAGCATGAACTTGCGCATCGCTTTAGTGACTCTTTCTATACCGGTCCGTCGTCAGGCTAGCGATGGATATTTCAGCCATCAAGCGAACATGGCAGTTCCGGCATAAGTCCCTGTCCGAATTTGTCACCCACCTCGTCTTGGTCCATCCCCTGACCGGATTCCGGCCGTGGCCAGTGTTATCGGCCATCTTTCGGGAGTTTCAGGTTGGCCTTGGCCGCCTCCGGACGGATCAGAGGCAATCCATGCCAATTCGGCTGATGTGTCGACGGTTCGTCTCCGAACTTGCCTTCGACCCACCCCGCCACAATCCGCCCCGGCACGCCGTCAATGGCCCGTTCGGCATCCCGCGCCAGATCGAGCCGCTTGCGCAGCTTGACCTGCGGCACGAGGAGGAAGATCGGCACAGTGGTCAGCCCGCGGCCGGTCTTGGCGCGGGACGCCATAGCGCGTCCCTTACTGTTCAGCCGCCCCTCCGCCACCAGCAGGCTCGGACCCCAGCGCCGGTAGACGAACCGCAGCCCTAGTCCCGTGCGGCGTTCCCATTCGCCGGGGGTGATCCGGCCCCCGCGCGTGGATTTGCCTGCGGCGGCGGTCGGGATGGCCAGCCAGAACCCGTCGCGCGACCTGATCAGCGGCCCTGTGTCATGCGCGCCGACGATCACCGGGGCGTTCGACCAGACCAGCGCTGCGGCGTTCAGGCTTTCGCCGCCCTTGGGCCAGGTGGCGAGCCGGATCGAATTCGCAAGCCGGGTGCCAAGCCCAGCGCCGGTGATCTGGCCGCGCCAGGCGGATTTCAGGCCCGCGCCCGCCTCGCGCATGGCTGTGGTGACGGCTTTTTCACCGGCAGCGATTTCCGCCTGCATCATCGCGACGATGTCAGGATCGATGGTGAGCTTCAGTTTCATGCTGGCCTCAGGTCCAGCGTCCAGATCAGCCGTTCCCGGTCGCGCAGCGGTTCCCCCTGGATCACATGACTGTCCGCACCGATGACGATCACGTCGCCCGGGCGCGGGGAGGGCAGGTCGGCCACGCGGACATCCACCACCGTCGTGTCGCTGACGAACCGGCCCGCGCCGAAGTCGGTGACGCGGTCGGGCGCGCGACGGATGATGCGGATCGGGCGTTCCTCGGACGTCGTGGCCGAGATCCAGAGGGCGGGGGCCGCCATGGAGGCATGGGTGAAGAGGCGGTCCATGGCGGCGGCGAAGACGGACATGGGAAGGCCGTCAGTTCGAGCTGTGGATCCGGACGGCGAGGCGCGGCCGCTTGTTCACCGGCAGGATCGAGGCCTCGGTCATCACGTCGATCCAGCGCCCCTTCTCGTCGAGGTGCTGGCGGGCATAGAGCGGCAGGCCGATGGTGTTGGCGGTCTCGAGCAGGTTCGCCGGGCCGCCATAGGTCGTGAAGGTGTCCATCGTGCCCAAGGGAAAGGCGATCCCCTCGTTCGCCGGGACCAGCCGTTCGGTGGCCTTGGTCGAGAGGGTGGCGGTGCCCGAATATTCCTCGAACAGGATGCCGCCGAAGGGGAAGTTCCGCCGCACATCTTCACGCAGGGGCTGGGCGCCGGTCGCGGCGTAGAACTTGTAGGCTTCCTCGGTCTTCGGATGCGCGATCAGCTTGTCGAAGAACTCGCGGCTGACCAGCGCATGGACCGAGGTCATCGCCTCGCCGAGGAGGTTGTCCTCGATGGCGCGCAGCACCTCGCGGACCTTGCCCTGCACGTTGGTGCCTGCGGTGCCCAGCACGAAGTCGACCGAGATCTGCGCGAGGCCGAATTCGGTGAAGTAGTCGTAGAGCGTCGTCCCGGCCCCGTCCTTCACGATGCCGCGGAGCGCATTCATCTCCATGTATTCGCGGGTCTGGGCATGCTTGCGGCGCATGAGCAGCAGCTTGCGGTTCATCACCTCGACGAGGGGATCGGCCGCGTCAAACGCCCCGAGGCCGGGTTGCCCCTGGATGTCGGCGGGCAGGATCACGTCGTCATGCGGGATCCACGGCAGGGCGAAGGACCGCATCGAGCGGCCCTCGCGGGTGCCGACCGTGGCGGGGCCGCCGAGGGGGACGGAGGGCAGAAGGCTGAGGACGCCTTCGTACTGTTCGATGATGACCGAGCGCTGGCTGACGCCTTCGAAGCGGAAGAGGCCGATCTGCGCGAGGCGGGTGTAGAGGTTGGGCAGGATGTTGATGGCCTGCGTCATCTCGGCCAGCGAATAGCCGCCAGCGTCGAAGGGATTGCGGACGAGGGTCATGGGGATGCTCCGGGGGATGAAGGGAGGGGCGCGGCTGGCTGCTAGGCGTCAGACGCCGTCGCGAGCGATGATGCCGACGGCGGCCAGCTGGCCGATCTTGGTGGTGATCTTGGCGGCATCGTCGACGGTGGCGTCGTAGGCGAGGCCTGCGCGCGAGACGATGGCAGGGCCGCGGGCGACGACGATGCCCGTGGCGTCCGCGAGCGTGGCGTCGACGGCATGGAGCAGCACCGCCGTGGCGGTCTGCGCGCCATCGGTGCCGCCGCTGGTCGCGAGCTTGTATTTGCCGCTCGCGGTGATGCGGCCGAGGACGGCGCCGACGGGATAGGGCATGCCCGCGAGCAGCGTCACCACCTCGCGGGTGTAGTTCGGGTTGACCTCGTATTTGAGGACGTCGCCCATGCTGGGCGGTTCCGTCAGGACGGGCATGGTTCAGTCTCCAGGATGCTGGGGGATGGGTGCGCCAGTATCAGCGCATGGCCGCGGCCGACTTCTTCGCGGCCGCCACGATGGGGCTTTCCTTCGAGCCCGCCGCCGGGACGGCTGCGATGATGCCTGCGGCATCGCTGCGGGCGGCGAGATCGGCCAGGATCTTGGCGCGCAGGGCCTCGGGCTTCACGCCCTTGGCGACGGCATCGGCGGCATCGATCTGGAGGCCGAGGCGCGCGGCCTGCGCGCAGACCTGCGCGACCTCGGCCGCCTCGGCCCGGATCGCTTCGGGCGACATCGCGGCGTCCGTCTGCGGCGGTGCGACCGCCGCGGGCGGGGCCGGTTCCGGCGGGGTGCTGGCGGCGGGTGCGGCCGGAGGCTGCGCATGGTCTTCGGGGGCGGTGGTCATCATTGGGCCCTTTCCTCTGGGGGTGGATGTGCCGCGGGGTGCGGCGGCGAAAGCGCGGAAGGCGGTGACGGGGTCGGCCACCTCGTCGGCGAGACCGGCAAACACCGCCGCCTCTCCGCGGAAGACGGCGGCCTCGGTGCCCAGCGCCTGCAGCATGTCGAGGCGGCGGCCTCGACCCTCGGCGACGGTCTCGGCAAAGAGCTGACGCAGATCCTCGAGCTCGCCCGCGATCCGGGCGCGAACGGCCTCGGGCAGGGGCTGATAGGGGTTCGCATCGACCTTGCGGGCGCCTGCGTGGATCAGCGTGACGGCGATCCCCTTCTGGTCGAGCGCCCCGCTCATGTCGCTGTGCATGGCCACGACGCCGATGCTGCCGACAGCCCCGGTGCGGGGCAGGATGATGCGGTCAGCCTGGGAGGCCAGCGCGTAGGCCGCGGACAAGGCGTGATCGGCGACCAAGGCCTGCACGGGTTTGACCTGCCGCGCCGCCCGGATGCGGTCGGCAAGATCGAAGGCCCCGGCGACCTCGCCGCCGAAGCTGTCGATGTCGAGCGCGATGGCACGGATCGCCGGGTCAGCGAGGGCCGCCTGCAGCTGGGCGGCGATCCCCTCGTAGGAGGTCAGGCCGGAGGATTGCCCGATCCAGGCGCCGCGATGCACCAGCGTGCCCGCGATTTCGATCACCGCAATCCCGTCGACGACGGCGACGGGCTGACCGTCGTTGCGCGCCTGGCGGCTGGTCAGGTCGTCACCGAAGAGCGAGGCCCGGGCGGGCAGGCTGGCGGCATCCTGCGTTTCGGCTGCGATCTCCAGCCCCTCGACGTTGATCTCCCGCCCTGCGATCCGGGGCCCCAGCCCCGTCAGAAAGGCCAGCGCCTTGGCGGGGTCGACCATCAGAGGCGTGTTGAAGACGCGCTGGGCGATCTGGGTGTGGTGGATGGGCATGTCAGTGCGGTCCGGGCTCATTGCGACGAAGGCCTGCCTCAGTTATGGTAAGGCATTCAGGCGAAACGTAAGGAATCGGCCATGCGGGAATCGACCGTCACGTCCAAGGGACAGACCACGCTGCCACGCGACGTGCGGGCGGCGCTGGGTCTCAACCCCGGCGACCGGGTGCGCTACGTGATCCTCGATGGCGAAGTGCGGCTCCTGAAGGCCCGGCCGGTGAGCGACCTTGCCGGGCTCTTGCGGCGGCCGGGCGCGACGCCGGTTACCCTCGAGGCGATGGAAGAGGCGATAGCCGCGGGGGCGGCGGACGAGGGTCTCGACGCGTGATTGCCGTCGACACCAATGTCCTCGTCCGCTTCCTGACGCAGGATGACCCGGATCAGGGCGCCATCGCCCGTCGCTTCCTTGCCGGGCTGACCGTCGATCACCCCGGATTTGTCGCCCGCGAGGTGCTGGTCGAACTCGTCTGGGTGCTGGAACGCGCCTATCGCCACAGCCGGGGCGAGATCGCGTCGGCGCTGGAAGGAATGCTGGCCGCGGCCGAACTTGAGGTCGAGGCCAGCGACGATGTCGGTGCGGTGCTTCATGCCTATCGCGATCGGGGTTTCGGCTTCGCCGATCTGATGATTGCAGCCGCTGGCCGTCGGGCCGGCGCGCAGAGCCTCGTGACCTTCGATCGCACGGCGGCCCGGCTTCCCGGCGTGGAGCTGCTCGAGGACTGACCGGTGGGGAAGGGTCAATCCTGGTCCTCCGGCCGGAGTTCCCGGTCCTCGCCGTCGTCGTCCTGATTGCCGCTGTCCTGCTGATCCTGCCGCTGGCCCTCGGCATCGCCCGGCCCAGCGCCGCCCCCCGCCGCCTGCGCGGGCGATCCCGGCCGCCGGAAGTCCAGCCCTAGTTCCGCCTCGCGCTTGCGTTCGGCGGCGATTTCCCGGTCGACCTGCTCGGCGTCGTAGCCGCGTTCGGCGATGGCCTGCGTGCGGGATTTCAGGCCCGCCTCGATCTGCAGGATCTCGGCCGAGGCATCCTTGGCGGGGTCGATCCAGTCCCATTTCGTGGGCAGCCAGTCGCAGGCGAGGTATTGCCGCCGCTCCGTCGCATAGCCCGGCAGATCGATGGCGCCCGCCAGCACCGCCATGTCCATCCAGCGCGTCCAGACCGCGCGGCAGAGCTGATAGACCATCACCGAATGCTGGAAGGCCGAGATGCGGCGGCGGAAGTCGACGAGGGCAATCCGGGTGTTCGAGAAGTTGCCCTTCGCCGTGTCGCCGGTCAGATAGCCATAGGGCACGCCCAGCGCCGCGCCGATCTGCAGCAGCGTGCGGTACTGGAAGGGTTCATATGTGGACCCGGAGTCCGGGGTGGATGGCGTGGTGACATCCTCGCCGGGATCGAGGCGGACCACCTGGCCCGGTTCCACCTCCAGATCGTCTTCGGCGGGATCGAGGGCGGTTTCCGGGGCGGGGGAGGTGATGAACATCGCGAACATCGCCGCGGTCTTCTTCCGCTCCAGTTCCGCATCGTCGTAGAGGTCGAGGGTGAAGAGCTTCACCACGGCCGCGGCAAAGCGCGACACGCCGCGCAGCTGGCCCGCCTCGACGGGGTCCAGGATGTGGATCACCTCGGACGCGGGCACGCGGACGGTTTCGCCCGCAAGCCCCGGATCGGTCAGATCGCCCGGATGGCGGCGCAGAAAGTGGTAGGCGACGCGCCGTCCAATACCGTCGAACTCGATGCCCTGCCGGATCGACCCCGCGCCGGGCAGGACGCGGGTCAGGTCCTGGGGCAGCATCTCCGAAGGGAGCATCTGCAACTGCATCGGCACGGTCAGCCCGTCTTCGGGGCGCCGTGTGCGGATGCGCAGGAACACCTCGCCCGCGAGAAACACTTCCCGCGCCGCCCGGCGCTGCAGGCCGAAGAAGTCGGTCAGGCCCTCGGCATCGGCCTCGTCGGTCCAGGCAAGCCAGAGCTTCTGCAGCTCCTCCTTCTTCGCGGCATCGGCGATCCTGGACGAGGGCTTGATCCCGTCGCCGACGACATGGTTCGCGAAGGCATCGACGGCGTTCGCGGCATAGCCGTTGTTGCGCACCAGCCAGCGGGCCCGAGCCGTGATGGTCTCGCCGGAAGCGGCGATCAGCGTGTTCACATGCGCCCGGGTGGCGCGGAACCCGCGCATGCGGCGCTGGGACTGCGCCGCATCGAAGCCGCCGATGATGGACCCGAGCCGCGCGCGGAAGGCGTCAAGCACCATGGTCACAGACCCTTCGTCGCGACGGTGCCCCAGCGGCGGCGGCGGGGCATGGCTGAGGCGGTGGCAATCCGGCCCTCCAGATCGCGGATGGCCGCCGCCAGTTCCGCGTCCGAGCCATAGGTCACGGTCTTGCCGTCGTAGCTGACGCTGCGCAGCCCGGCGAAGCGGGCCTCCTGCAGCGCCGTCAGCAGGGCCTGCATGCGGTCAATGTCCATCAGTCCCTCATGAAGTTCGGGGTGTAGGCCCGCCGTTTCCGGCGCGGCGTGGTCAGGGTTCCGGCCTTGGGCTGGGCCGGATCTGGTGGTGTGGTGTCAGTCGGGATGGCTGCAGGCATGCGCGTTTCCACGCCCGCCTGTGCTTCCAACCGCCGCCAGGTGGCCTCGTCCCAGCGGTCGGCGCCAAGGATCCACGCCGCGGCACGGGCATAGACCCGGCAGTCCAGCGCCTCGTTCCGCTCGCGCATCTTCTGCCATTCCTGGTGGGCGTAGCCCCGCCGGTCGCGGATCGTGACCAGCTGTTCCGCCACCAGTTGCTTCAGCCATTCGGTGTCGGCCCAGCCGGGGATGTGAACGGTCCCCGGCGCATCCTGTGCGCCCAGCGCCCGGTCCTCGTCCGACGGCCGTTCGATCCGCAGGAAGCGGTAGGTCTCGGTCTTGAACGTCGCCGTGGCCACCGACCAGAGCCGCGCGCCGCGGCGCAGGCGTTTTCCGCCGATGGTCGCATCCACAAAGGTCGGACCCGAGACCGGCGCCGCCCGGTTGAACCCCTCGAGCCCCTTGAGGGGCGCGACCTGGTCGAACCCGACCTTGCGCGACCAGGCGTAGACCGCCGCGGCCTCGTAGCCGGTGTCGATGCCAAGCCGCGCCACGGTCATGAAGGCGCCGTTGGCATGCTGCCACGATCGGCCGAGCAGGGCCGTCAGCCTGTCCCAGGCGGCCGGATCGTCGGGCCCGCCCGGAATGACAATGTGATCGACCAGCCAGCTTTCCAGCCCCCGGCCCCAGGCCCAGACATCGACCTCGATCCGGTCTTTCTGGACGTCCGCGCCCGCGGTCAGGAACAGGCCGGCCGCAGGCACCGTGCCCGGTTTCCAGGCTTCCCGCCGGTCCGCCAGCCGCTGCCATTCCGGCGCATCGCCGCTTTCGACCCATGTCTCGCCGAGAAGCGTGTTGCGCGCGGCGCGCAGCATCTCCTCGGACCCTTGTGCCGCCAGCCAGTCCCGCGCGATGTCGGGCCAGCTCTTCCAGCCCAGGGGCGAATAGAGCGCGGACAGGTGAAAGCCGATGGCCTTCGGGTCGGTCGCGGCGGCCGTCGCCCGCCATTCGCCGCGCGCCAGCATCTCGGTCTTGTGGTGCTCGGCGATGGGGCGCTCGCAGCCTTCGCAGTGATAGGCCGCGGTCTCGGGCTTTCCCTTCGCCCAGTGCAGCCGCTCGAACTGCAGCCATTGCATCGCCCCGCAATGCGGACAGGGCACGAAATAGCGCCGCTGGTCGGACGCCTCGAATTCCCGCTCGATCCGGCTCAGCCCCCGGATCGTCGGGGTCGAGACCATGAACACCTTGCGCCGGTGGGCGAAGGTGGTGGTCCGCGCCTCGGCGAGCGTGACCGGATCGCCTTCCTCGTCGGCCGAGGCCGGATAGGCGTCAACCTCGTCGAGAAAGACGTAGCGCGCGGGCATCGAGCGCAGGCCGGTGGCCGAGTTCGCGCCGGTCAGCACGAGGATGCCGCCAGGGAATTCCTTCGACAGCATCGAATTCCCGGAATCGCGGGACCGCGCCGGGCTGACCTTCTCGCGCAGCGCCGGGCTGTCGGCGATCAGCGGGTCGATCCGGCCGCGCGACGACCGCTTCGCCATCTCGACCGTGGGCAGCACCGCCAGCATCGGGCCCGGGGCATGGTGGATCACGAAGCCGATCCAGTTGTTGCCCGCTTCGGTCGCGCCGACCTGCGCGGCCTTCATGAACGCGATGCGCTGCGCCGGGTGGCCGGGCGAGAGCGCATCCATGATGCCACGCAGGTAAGGGGTGCGCGCCGTCCGGTACCGGCCCGGCTCGGCCGAGGCGCGCGAGCTGAGCCAGCGGTGTTGATCCGCCCATTCCGACACCGTCAGGTTCGGGTCGGGCCGCATCCCCTGCCGCCAGGCCCGAAGCAGGTCCTCCGCCCCGTCGAAGCCGAGGTCGAGGCCGGCCGTCAGGTCGTTCTCGATCCGATCATCGTCACCCGAGGGAAACCCGGAGGTCGGCGAGGGCGTCGAGCTGTTCGCGGACATGGGTTTCCAGCACCCTCTGCATGAGCGCGGTCTCGATCGTCACCGATGCCCCGGATTGCCGTTCCACCTCCGCCATGACCTGTGCGGCCATCGTTGCGGCCACCCGCCCGGGCCAGGTCACCCAGACATCCCGTTCCTCGCGCGCCAGGCGAAACACCAGCGTTTCGGCCCGCGCACGGTCGACCAGCGTGCCCTTCTTCTTCTGGACCGCGATCTGCTTGTCCTGCGCGGCATAGACCGTCAGCAGCGTCCGCGCCTTGATGTAGGACGAGGTCTCGCCCGCACCGCTGGTCAACCCGTCGCCGCCAAGGCTACGGCGCTGCTGGTCGGGATCCGTCATCTCGGCCCGCCGCACGTCCGAGGCCGCGGCGTTGATCGACCCGTCGTCGTAGATCACCAGCCGCCCGTTCTTGCGCGCCTTCTGGACCCCGCCGCGGGACAGGCCGGAATGGGCCGCGTATTCGCGTTCGCTCATGCCCTTCATGGTGCTGTGAAGCCTGGCAAATTATTGAAAATAAACAGGAAAGAGCGATCATTCCGGTTGATTGACGGCCCCTCCGGAGCGATTCTGTTCCCCATCAACCGGCCGCATTGCGCCGACCGCAGGAGGGCTTCACCATGACCACGACCACCATCCGCATCGACTATTCCGCCCTTCCCGAGGGCTTCGATCTGAGCCGCCCCGCCGCCATCGCCGAGGTCATAGAGCAGGCGCTGCGCGAGAGCGGGATCCCGGCCGAGGCGTCCGACGTCCTGTCGCACCTGAAGATCGAACTGCCCACCGCCCAGCTGGGTGCCGCCAGCCGCGCGCTGGCCGAGATGCGGCTGATCTGACCGGCGCGATCAGAAAGCCCTGATATTGCTCCGATTTGCCTACGATCATCGGCCCGGCAGAGCGATGGTGTTGGCACCGGAACGATGCAACTCAGCGAAGGATGCCACCGCCATGACCACCCGCCGCGCCACTGACAATTCCAAGGCCCTCGACGCCTTCATCGTCGCCAAGGCCGAGATCGACACCATGCTGGAGCGCCTGAAGGCCCTCAGCGATGACCATTTCGAGACCGACCCCGACGAGATCCACTGGGGCCATGTCGGCACGCTGCAGCACTACGCGGGCCTTCTGCGCCGGATCACCGACAGCGCCTTCAAGGAAGGCGAGCACGCCGAGTAACGCGCCCTCCCGCGCGACGGCCGCCCCGTTCGGACGGCGGGGCTTGCCCCCGTAGAAGGTGCGCACAGCGCGCGCCCAAAGCCACGGAGGCCCCGATGACCACCCCGTCCGACACCCAGTCCCTGATCCTGTCCCGCGCCGCGACCCGGCCCGGCAACCTCGCCCTGCCGCTGCCCGATGGGCTGGTCGGCGCCGCCGCCAAGATGGTCGTCGGCAAGATGATCGCCCGTGGCTGGCTCGAGGAGGTCGAAGCCAACCTGCGGCGCGGCGAGCCGATGTGGCGCGAGACCGGCGACGGCCACGGCACCACGCTGATCGCGACCGAGGCCGGGCTGGAGGCCATCGGGATCGAGCCGGTGGTGGCCAGCGCCGTCGTCAGCGCTCGGAAGGCGAAACCGAAACCGGAACCAGATCAAACGCCCGCCGACGACGACACCGCGAAACGCGTTGCCATCCGCGCAGGCACCAAGCAGGCGCAGATCATCGCCATGCTCCAGCGCCCCGAGGGCGCGTCCATCGCCGAGATCGTCGCGGCGACGTCTTGGCAAGCCCACACCGCGAGGGGGGGGGCCATTTTCGGGGCGCTCAAGAAGAAGCTGGGCCTGCCCATCACCGCGGAGAAGGTCGAGGGCAGGGGGACGGTCTACAAACTGCCCGTCTGAGCCTTCGATGCCTGCAACACAGCGCCGCCGCCTCGCCCGGGCGGCGGTCCTTCATTGCCACGACAGCAGATCGCGGGCCGCCGCTTGCAGGATGTCCTGCGCCATCCGCGGCTCACAGGTGTAGGTCCCGCCCGATTCCGGCTCGCCGACATTGTCCTCGAACCACGCCCGTCCCTCGTCCGAGATCGGACGCAGGACCACGATGGTCCCGTGATCGTTGATTTCGATGTGCTGCCAGCCTTCGGACATGGGCAAAGGCTACCAGCCGCAGGCCCGGCGCGCCAGCGATCCGGTCAGACCTGCCGCCAGCGTTCGAACAGTCTGCGCAACACATAACCGCGCATGAGCGATACGCCGGTGAATGCCAGGCCGATGGCCAGCTGATCGCCCAGGGCGATGTGAATGCCGAAGACCGGAAACACCACGATCTGCATTCCGACGGCGAGTGCATAGCCGACGATCACGTTGGCCGCGGCCTCGACCAGGGACATGGCGCGGGACTGGGTCATGACGATTTCTGCCTTCGGCGCGGTTGGGAGTCGACCCCATCCTGACCTGCCACCCTATTGGCCGTCCGCCCCGTCGCCATTTCCCACCGCCGAACGGCCACGTCGCAGTAGACCGGGTCCAGCTCCACCGCGCAGCAGCGCCGCCCGGTGCGCTCGGCCGCGATCAGCTGGGTGCCGGAGCCGCAGAAGGGTTCGAACACCAGGTCGCCCGGATCGGTGAAGGCCTCCAGCACCGCCTCGACCAGCGCCACGGGGAACACGGCCGGGTGCGATCCGGCGGCGCCCAGCCCGCCCTTGTGGCGCATGATGCGGAACACAGAGTCGGGGATGCGGTGGCTCTGGATCGCGCGGCCGGTGCCGGTCTTGGCGTGGACTGTGCCGTCGGCGCCGCGCAGACCACCGCCGCCGAGGGTCTCGCCCGCGTGCTTGCTCTCGACCGTCTTGTTCGGTTTGCGGGGCTGCCGGTTGAAGTGGAAGATGAACTCGTGCGACGGCGCCAGCCGCCCGTTCCAGTCGCCGGGCAGGCCGGGCCCCTGGTCCCAGACATACCAGCCGAACCGCCGCCAGCCCTGCGCGCGCATCCAGTCGACCCAGTCTTCCCAGTACGGGATCCATTCGCCATCGCGATGGACGAGGCCGAGGTTCACCAGCAGCTGGGCATCGGTGCCGACCGGCGCCGCGGCGAAGACGCCGTGCATCAGCGCATCCCAATCACCAACCTTTTCCTTCGCCGCGCCATAGTCGCGCTGCTGGGCATAGGGCGGGGAGGTGAACATCAGCGCCGCCTGCGCGCCATCCATCAGTCGCGCCACCACGTCCGGGTCGGTGGCATCGCCGCAGATCAGGCGGTGATCGCCCAGCGCCCAGATGTCGCCGGGCCGGGTGATCGGCTCGGCCGGGGCCTCGGGGATGGTGTCGGCGGTGTCGCCGTCGATGGGCGCGCGGTCGTCGGCATCGGTCAGCAGGGCGTCCAGTTCATCTTCGGGGACCCCGATCAGCCCGAGGTCGAAGTCCTCGGCCATCAGCCCCCGCAGTTCTTCGAGCAGCAGCGCCTCGTCCCATCCGCCCAGTTCGGTCAGCTTGTTGTCGGCGATCCGATACGCGCGGCGCTGCGCCTCGGTCAGATGGCCCAATATGATGACCGGCGCCTCGGCAATCCCAAGCTGGGCCGCGGCCAGGATGCGGCCGTGGCCCGCGATCAGCTCGCCATCGGCTGCGACCAGCACCGGCACGGTCCAGCCGAACTCGGCCATGCTGGCAGCGATCTTCGCGACCTGATCGGCGTCGTGGGTCTTGGCGTTACGGGCGTAGGGCCGGAGGCGGGCCAGCGGCCAATGCTCGATCCGGCCGGGCAGGAGGGGCGCGTTCATGCGGCGAGCCGTTTGGCCTTCAGGGCGGTGAAGGTCTCGCCGGTTTCCGTCAGTACCGCCTCCTGACCCGTAAACGACTGCCACCGTTCGATGGCCACATCGACATAGGCCGGGTTCAACTCGACCCCGCAACAGACCCGCCCTGTGGTCTCGGCCGCGATCAGCGTGGTGCCGGAACCCATGAAGGGCTCGTAGACTGCCTGGCCGGCGCTGGAATTGTTCAGGATCGGGCGGCGCATGCACTCGACCGGCTTCTGGGTGCCGTGCACGGTGTCGGCATCCTGATCCCGGTTGGAGATCTGCCAGAGGGTGGTCTGCTTGCGGTCTCCGGCCCAGTGACCCTTGCCCTTAGCGCGGACGGCATACCAGCAGGGTTCGTGCTGCCAGTGGTAATCGCCGCGACTGAGGACCAGCCGGTCCTTGGCCCAGATGATCTGCGACCGGATGGCGAAGCCCGCGGCCACCAGGCTGTCGGCCACGGTCGCCGCGTGAAGCGCGCCATGCCAGACATAGGCGACATCGCCCGGAAACAGCGCCCATGCTTCGCGCCAGTCGGCCCGGTCGTCGTTCAGCACCTTGCCGGTGCGTTTGGTCTTGGCCGCACCCGCGGCGTTGCGCCAGGAGGGGTCATACTCCACGCCATAGGGCGGGTCGGTGACCATCAGCAGGGGGCGCACATCGCCGAGCAGCCGCCCGACCACATCGGCCGCAGTGCTGTCGCCGCAGATCAGCCGATGCGCGCCCAGCTGCCAGAGGTCGCCCGGCACCGACACCGGCGTGACCGGAAGCTCCGGAACATCGTCCTCGCCCTCCACCGGGCCGTCGCCGCCCGGCGCCTCGGGATCACGCAATAGCGCATCCAGTTCCTCGTCGCCGATGCCGAGGAGCGACAGGTCGAACTCCTCGGCGAGCAGCCCCGCGATCTCGTCGCGCAGGAGCACCTCGTCCCAGTCGCCGAGTTCCGTCAGCTTGTTGTCGGCGATCCGGTAGGCCCGGCGCTCGGCCTCGTCCAGGTGGCTCAGCCGGATCACCGGCACCTCGGTCAGCCCGAGCATGGTCGCGGCCAGCACCCGGCCATGGCCCGCGATCAGTTCGCCATCGTCGGCGACCATGCAGGGGACGGTCCAGCCGAACTTGGCCATGCTGGCGGCGATCTTGGCCACCTGGTCGTCGCCATGCATCTTGGCATTGCGGGCGTAGGGGCGCAGCCGGGCAATCGGCCAGGTTTCGATCTGGCTCGGCGCGAAGACGAGGTCCATTGGGCGGGGCTCGCGATGGGGGCTGAAAACGAGAAGCGCCCGCGAGGGGGTTCCTCCGGGCGCTATTCTTCGATGATCAAGGGGTAGGTCAATGGGGGCAGGTCTGTCAACCGGAAAAGTGAAGCGGATTCAACAGCTTCTAACGAACTGGCTTTCCGTGGTGGCTTCCGGCCGCGTGGCTTCCCCGAAGGTGGCTTCCCTGGCTTCCCGCCGGGAATCCACCCCGGCCAGATCGTGATTACGCAAGTCGCTGATCTGAATCAGAAATTCCGGCGTCAGGGCGCAAGGTGGCTTCCGCCTGGCTTCCCCGGTGAACATGCCTCACGCTAGCGAACCGCCGCGCTGCGCCCCCCCGCATACGTTCAGGGCCGGGGAGGAACCAGAGGAGGGGGGCGACGTGTTCGGCCCTGAGCCGCCGGTCAGCCGCATCGTAGCCAACGTCCGCTCTGTGCCAAATCAGTCGTTCAACGGAAGTCATCGACTACCTGCAAGCAAACGCACTCTTGAGAAGAGTATTCAGCAAGGCAGCCGACATTGAGCGCACGGTTGTAATTGACCACTATCGTCAAACGTCACCCCTACCTGACCCTGCGAGTTTTCCTTAAACCCAACGTTTAGGCACTGCCACACCGCCCTTACGAAGGATTGCAGCCTCGACGCGGTAGATGTCGGGGACGTTGATCTTGCCGTTGGCTCGCTCTTCCATGACCGCGACATCGCGCATCGACGAGAGCAACGCAGAAGGCTCATCCCCTGCAAGAAACTTAACTGGCGTGCGGAGCCCCTCCGCTGCATCTTGCCGGATTCTAACGACGACATGCTCAGAGGCCCACAATTCAAACAACTGCTCGCGCTCCATCGGAACAAACTGACGGCGAAGCGCTTCGAGCGCAGGCCTGATCCATGGATAGTCTTCATAGAGCTCTTCGAGCCGACTCCTTGATGCCTGGCGGACACCTTCTTGTAGACCGAGATGATCGACCGCCCGCCCTGTAGGAGCTGGATTATGTTCAGCCGCCTTTTTCCAGGCGGTGAGGAAGCTGCGTGGAGAACAGGTCTGCGCCGCATCGCTTAAGTGAAGCGGTAGCCATGTATAGACGCGACCGCGCTTCTTGCTGCTCCCCATGAACTCCCCTGCAAGCCCATTAATAATGCGGGCTTGTGCATCTTCGGATATCCAACTCTCGCCAGTCTTCGGGAGAGCTTCAGTTGCGCCCTCTCGTTCCGCAAGTGCAAGAAGCGGATCACGGGCATTTGGATTGCGGAGAAGCTCGAACAACAGCAGGCCGTATAGCTCTGCCGGTCGCCAGAAAAGATCTACATGATCGTTCTTGATCTTTGAGCCGTCCGGAAAACGAAACAGCTCCTGATCGGCAAACTGGTCAACCCGCATGAAAATCTTCGCGCGGATCGCCCGAAAGGATTGCAGCCCGACTGCCAACGCCAGAAGTGCGCGAGTCAAGTTTTGGATGCTTGCCCACTCTCGCCCCATGCGATCAAGCGCGTCGAAAACGACCAGAAGTGTTTTTCCGGCGCGAACCAACTCGTCATCAGCCTGCGACAGGGCTCTCGAATAGAGATTGGGATCAGCATTGAGGGATGCGATGATGCTGTCCAGCGTTCCATTGTGCTTGCCCGGAAGAACCGACCACGCCATCCGGATCATAACCGCCCGCCAGATCTTGTCTGGGTCGTGGCCTGCAGCGTAGATCGACGTAATCTCGTCGACCGTCGGTGCGGGCGGGCTTTCTCTGTCCGAGCCGTTAAAGCCGACGACTACATAGGCGTTCGCGAGCTGAGGATGCTTGTAGACAATAGCTAGGCGGTCGCGCAGGTCCGTGCTGAGCAGGGCATGAGTCCAGAAGCTTTTGCCCATACCCCGATTGCCAACGACCAACTGGCGGCGAAGATCGAGAACCCCGCGATGGCCTGCGGGCAGGAAGGCCTCCTCGACCGAGATCGTTGCATTGGGTTCGACCCGCGGGGAGGGGTCGAACGCGGCGATCGCGTCACGTAGAGCTGCGAAATCTGGCTGGCTACTGTTCACGCGTTCGTCTCACTGGTAGACGCAGAAGAATTTATCACCGCGTCGAGACCGGACAGAAACTCACGATAAGTCTGTTCGTAAAATTTCTGGGTGAGTTGATCGGCATCGCGGCCTGGATCGAAATCTACGAAGTTTGGACTGAACGGCACAATGAGCGGCCAGTGCGGAGCAGACTCGTCCGAGCGCGTAAAGCGCAGCAATTCGGGCTCTTGAGCACTGTCGGTTTCAGCATCGTAGATATGAGCCGAATACAGTTCGTACATGTCATCGACAAAACGCGTTGACACGCCCGCGTTAAGACTCGCCTTGGCGTAGACTGGCTTGAGCCTCATGCGCCAATCCGCGCCGCGGCCAGCGGCAGTGTCGCGCTGTGCAAGTAGCTGGAGCGATGCGAATAGGGCGCGATACCCTTCGATCGTCTGCTTCTGTGCTGTTCCAAACAAGAGTACTGTTGCTCCCAGTCCCAACACCGCAGGCGCGGCCAACTCGGAAAGGCCCGCACGACTATCGATGAAGACAACGTCATATTGCTCGCGCTCTGTAATGCGGGAGAGCATCTCCGAGATCTGAGTGGAAACCGAAATAGATCGGCCATTTACTACATCTTCGATCATAGCCCGAGAAAGCTTCGGCAGGATATTTTCCGGCTGATCGTTGGATTTTCGGCCAAGCACGGGAAGGACATCAACGCGCCCGCCACCGCCTTGCGTCAACCCGCTTGTGCCAATGAACCGAAATAGGTCTTGGGTCTTAACGCCACCGAGGCCATTCTCGACGAGATAATCAATCGCGCCGAAGTCCGGCAGGCGGTCCGACTCCAGCAAGAGATCGCCTAGCCCCGGCGCTTCTAGGTCAAGATCGACCACAAGCACATTCCGGTTGCGGCGTGCTAAGTCAGCTGCGGCAATCGCCAGTGCCGTTGAGCGGCCCACGCCGCCTTTAAGGGTTGCGAAAACAACCCGTGGAGGATTAGCAGCCATCGGCTCCGGTTCGTCCAGCCACCCTGCGCCCACAATTCGCCGATCGATGACCTGGCAAAAGAGATTGCCGACTTTGATCGGAAGCCGTTCGGGCGCCGCCAGCAAACGCTCACTTCCGCCATCGCCGCGAAAGCTGATCGGTCGATCAATTCTGGCATAGCTTCCCAGTGCCTCGATCAGCGCGGACCCAAGTTTTTCGCGCTCCGCATCATTTGCGGCTTCACGCCCTGCAATGAAAGTCAGTTGCCCAGAGGCATCGCGAAGTGCGGTTCCGGCTTCGACAAATTCGTCATCGATGAGGTTAGCAAGCGTGGCGACGAGGACAGCGAGGGAATCGTCAAAACGGGGTCCAGCCATCACTATAGCTCCATTTTCTGTATGAGAGTGTCTGCGCTTGCCCTCCAAGCATCGATCCAGTTGGCCTGCACCTCTGCTGTCGAAGCATAGCGCATATCGGTAGACCAGTTTTGAAAATGATTCGATTTGGCAATTGCAGTCAGTTCACCTGAGCGTCGCCCATGAACCGTGTCGCGCAACTGCGTCGCCAGCTCAGGGAAATGAGCGTAGTAGGGATCGTCCCGACGCTTATCTCGCGGCAACTCTGCCATGCCGCTATCCCGCATCAGGGCCTTGACCGCAAGTTCGCCTGCCAAGCCAAAGAGATAGCCCGCGACGGCCCGGCATCCCGGTTGCGCCCCAGCAGAAGCGATTGCATGCAATTCCGTCGCTGCCCTGAAATGGCGCCGCGCCGAGCCTTGCAGGTCCTGTCCATACGCCATACGGCCACCCCTAAGCCTGTTTGGCAGTCGCGCTCATCGTCGATCAAATCAAGTCGCAGTGCGTCGATCTGAATGCCGCCAAACATTTACAAGCATTAGCGGACCTTAGCGGGCTCCGCAACGAAGGTCCGCTTTCCTGAAGGTTTTTCGATGCGGGCCGCTGCGTGACGTCTGGGCGCCTGCGCGGCTCGGCCCGCGTTGACAAACCTCGGAAGGAGGAAGCCGCGGTGGGCTGGGCGCTGTCTATGGGGAAAGCATGCTGAGGTCTGGGGCGACGGTGGTGCTTGGCCGGCGGTCGGGCCGGAAGTGACGGTCGCCAGAGGTTGTCTGATCGCCAGCAACGATGATGTTCGGGCGCGGTCGGCGCATGTGGTCGGGTTTTCTATGCCCGATCATGGCATTGGGCACGCCGGGGGTGGTCGGGGATGCCCAGGGCCGCGCGATACTTCAGCCCCGGCCCGGGCACCGCGGCCATGAGGTCACCCACCTCTTCGACGCTGAGGACGATCGGCAACTTCCGGGGTTTGCTTCGGAACTGCATGTACCGCTTCATCTCTTCGCGGCCACAAGTGATGCCGAAAAAGAACCGCAACGACGAAATCCGCACGTTGAACGTCGACGCCGAAACGCCGGTGTCGGTCATGTGAAGCTGGTAGGCCCGAAGCTCCTCGGGGGTCGCCGTGTCGGGGGCGTGCCCGAGGAACGCGGCGAAATCCTTGATCGCCCGGATATGAGCCTTCTGCGCCTTGTCGCCCATGCCGCGGATGCGCATGTCCTCGATCATCCGCTCGCGCAGCGGCGTCGTTCTCTCCTCCGTCATGGAAGCCTCCTGTCTGTCGATTGAGAAGGTCCCAATCGTCAGACAGCTGCGCGCTTTCTCAAATGCACGGGACTCAGATCAATGCGAAACGCCAGCCACAAGCGCCAATGCCGCGCGAGCGGCTTCGTCCTTCCGCCCGTTGGGTTCGCGGCTTCCATCAGCGCACCACCTCCGAAAGGATCGCTTCCGCCTGCGCCAAGACACCCTGAACCGCAGCGTCCTCGAGATCCGGTGGAAAGCCGTATTTCCGCAAAATGCGCTTGACCAGAACACGCAGCCGGGCCCGGGCGCTGTCGCGGTGGGCCCAGTCGATGCTGATGTTAGCCTTGAGCCCATTAAGTAACTCGTGGGCGATGATCTTCAGCTGGTCGTTGCCCAGCACATCGACTGCGCTTTGGTTATCGGCAAGTGCATCATAGAAGGCGACTTCTTCGGGTGAGAGGCCCGCTTCTTCGCCCCTGTTGCGAGCATCGCGGACGTCCTTGGCCAGCGCGATCAGTTCCTGCAGCACCTCGACCGTGCTGATGGCATTGGTGTGGTAGCGCGCGATGGCTTCTTCGAGCCGCTCCGAGAATTTCCGGGTCTCGATCACATTGCTCCTGCTGCGCGACCTGATCTCGTCATTCAGCAGCTTCTTCAAAGCTTCAAGGGCGAGGTTCTTCTTTTCCATCTGGCCGACTTCGGCCAGGAACTCGTCCGACAGGATGGAGATGTCCGGCGATGACAGTCCGGCCGCGGACAGAATGTCGACGATCTCGGTCGATGCGACGGCGCCATTGACGATCTGACGGATGGCAAGGTCGCGCTCGGCGGCCGAGCGACCGGACGTGTCGGCTGCCTTGACCATCGCCGCGCGCACGGTCTGGAAGAAGCCGACCTCGTCGCGGACTTCGCGGGCAGTGTCGCTGGCCGAGCAAAGGGCGAACGCCTTCGAGAGCGCCAGAACTGCATCCGGATATCGGCGATGCGCAGCCTTCTTGGCCTCCTTGTCGGCTTCGCGCTGGGCGGCCTCGTCCTGCCTGGCCAGGATCCAGTTCAACGCCTCTGCCAAAGCGACAAGCCGTTGGTGCGGGGTGCCGGTCAATCCGGCCGAGTAGTCGAAACCGTGGAACATGGAGCGCACGACATCCAGCCGCTCCAGCAGAGCTGAGACAGCTTCGCCCTCGTCAATCCCAGCCTGTTCCTGGTCCGCCTTGGAATACTGGCCCAGCGCGGACTTCAGGTTCTGGGCGATGCCGATGTAGTCGACAATCAGCCCCGCGGGCTTATCCCGGAAGACGCGGTTGACGCGGGCGATGGCCTGCATCAACCCGTGGCCCCGCATCGGTTTGTCGATGTACATCGTGTGCATCGAGGGGCTGTCAAAGCCGGTGAGCCACATGTCCCGAACGATCACCAGCTTCAGGGGGTCCTTCGGATCCTTCGCCCGCTTGGCCAGTAGGTCGCGCCGGGCCTTGCCGCCGATATGGGGCTGCCAGGCTTCCGGGTCCGAGGCTGATCCGGTCATCACGATTTTCACCAGACCGGCGCTGTCGTCGTCAGAATGCCAGTCCGGACGCAGCGCGACGATCTGGTTGTAAAGGTCGACGCAGATGCGGCGGCTCATGCAGACCACCATGGCCTTGCCGTCCATCGCCTGCACCCGCGCCTCGAAATGGGTGACAAGATCCTCAGCCACCATGCGCAGCCGCTTTTCGGCGCCAACCAGCGCCTCGACCGTCGACCACTTCCGCTTCAACCGCTCCTGTTCGCTGACGGCTTCGTCCTCGGTCAGTTCCTCGATCTCGGCATCGACCTTCGGCTTTTCCTCCTCGGGCAGCTCGATGCGCGCCAGTCGGCTTTCGTAGTAGATTGGCACCGTCGCCCCATCCTCGACGGCGCGGCTGATGTCGTAGACGTCGATGTAATGGCCGAACACGGCCGGGGTGTTCACGTCGTCCTGTTCGATCGGCGTGCCGGTGAAGCCGATGAAGGATGCATTCGGCAGCGCGTCGCGCAGATGCTTGGCGAAACCATAGGCGATCTCGCCGCTCTTCTCGATCCGCGCCTTGAACCCGTACTGGCTGCGGTGGGCTTCGTCCGCGATGACGACCACGTTGCGCCGGTCGGTCAGCATCGGATAGGCCTCGCCCTTCTCCGGTGCAAACTTCTGGATGGTGGTGAACACTACCCCGCCCGAGGCGCGGGACAGCGCCTTCTGCAGATCCTCTCGGCTTTCCGCCTGCACCGGCGTCTGCCGGATCAGGTCGCGGCACATCGAGAACGTGCCGAACAGCTGGTCGTCCAGGTCGTTGCGGTCTGTGATGACGACGATGGTCGGGTTCTCCATCGCCGGTTCGCGCACCAACTGGCCCGCATAGAAGGCCATGAGCAGGCTCTTGCCGGATCCTTGCGTGTGCCAGATTACCCCTGCCTTGCGGTCGCCTCCCGACGTGCTGGCCTCCACCGTGCTGGTTACGGCTTTCCTGACGGCGTGGAACTGGTGGTAGCCCGCGATGATCTTGGCAGTCCCGCCGGGCGTGTCGCCGAAGACCGTGAAGTCGCGCATCAGCGCCAGCAGCCGTCCGCGTTCGAGCACGCCCTCTATCAGCACCGGCATCTCCGGCGCACCCTTGGGCGCCACATCGGCGCCATCGGTGGTACGCCACGGCATGAAGCGTTCCAGATCTGCGGTCAGCGAGCCGATGCGCGCCTTCACCCCATCGGTCGTGACCAGCACGGCATTTGCGCGGAACAGCGACGGGATCTGTGCCTTGTAGGTTTGCAGCTGGTTGAACGCTGCGCCCAGCGTGGCGGTCTCGGCCCCTGGCTTCTTCACCTCGATCACACCCAACGGCAGACCGTTCAGGAACACCACCACATCCGGGCGCCGGTTGTTGCCGTTCTCGATAACCGTGAACTGCGCGATGGCCAGCCAGTCGTTCAGCCGATCCTCCGGGTCCACCAGCCGCACCGCATCGCCCCGGATCGTGCCATCGTCGGCGCGGTATTCGACCGGAACGCCTTCGACCATGAACCGGTGCAGGCGACGGTTTTCCTCGATCAGCGAGGGGCGGTCAGAGGCCACCACCCGCCGCAGGGCATCCTCGCGCGCATCTTCGGGGATCTGCGGGTTCAGCCGCGCCATCGCATCCCGCAGCCGCGCAGCCAGGATGGTGTCGGAATAGGCCTCGCGCTCGGGCGTGCTGCCATCGGGGCCGGACACCGCGTCGTTCAGACAGGCATAGCCCAGCCGCCCGAGGTGATCGAGCAGGACGGCTTCGACTTCGGCCTCGGTCAGGGTGGGCACCGTTCAGCCTCCCTCGGCCGTCGCAACGAAAGCGACGTCCGACCAGTCGAACTCCAGTACGGCCTTGCGATACTGCATGGCGTTCTGGGCGGTGATCCCGAACCAGCGGTCCGTGCCGTATTTGATCGAACCGGTCTTGTCGGTCACGAAAAGCGTCAGGCCGCGCATCGGTTCCGGGGCATCGGGGGCATGGATGGCCTCCATGATCTCGTCGAGGAAATTGCCGATGCCGACCTTGGCGAGCTTCGCACCAGTTTGTTCGACCAGTTGGGTGTAGGTCAGGTAGGGCCGTTGGGGCAGCTTGCCGTGCTTTTTCCGGTACTCCTGCACCGTGTGGACATGGGCGATCAGGCCGTTGCCCAGCAGCATGGCGTTCTTGGTGCGCACTGGCAGCTTCATGCTACGGCCTCCTGATCGAATGAGGCCAGGTCGGCCACCCGCAACTCCCCCGACATCAGGCGCGGCAGGAGGAGGTCGCGGGTCTGGGCGAGGGTGCGGGTCTCAGTTTGAAGCCCAAGAGCTTGATTGAAGATCGGTTCGATCAGGCGATCAAATGCGTTGTGAACCTCTGGCGATGCCGCGCAGACCATCATGCGCTGCATGTCCGCTTTGGTCACATGGCCTAGACCGGTGGTCTGTTTGTTCCGCGCCAGCTCGGCAAATTCCGGTTTGAGGAACTTCAGAAGGGCGTGAAGATAAGGCTTGGAGCGTTTGCCGTTCGGGCGCACGGCGAAGATGTGCTGGTTCAGCCAGGCTTTGCCACCCGTCCACAGGAAGGTGTCAATCGAAGTGTCGGGGTTGCCTGACCACGAGAAGAGGAGTTCGCCATCGTCGATCAGATAGCGCGCGCCAAGATCGGTGGCGGTTCGCTGCGTGGCTCCTGTCACGCCGTTTTTCAACTCGGCGATCTTGATCACCGGCAGCGCATCGGGGTCATCGGAGAAGTGCATATTCTTGTAGGCAGCCCCGTTGACCCACTCCGCCTGATCCAGAAGAGGTTCGAATGCCCACTCCTCCGGCTTGCCCTCGTCGTCCAGGCGGTCGGGGAACAGCGCCCAGAGGTCGGGGTAGAGGTAGGGGGCGCGGGCTTCCATCTTGGCGCGGGTGGGGCCGAAATCGACGAACCAGTCGCGGAACAGCGCCCGCGCCATCGCCTCCAGCGTGGCGTTCATTTTGCGGTTTAGCTCGATCTTGTCATCCAGCGCCCCGAGGGTGGCGGCAATGGCGCGTTGTTCGGGGAGCGGAACCGCCGGAATTTCGAACTTCTCGATCATCCCCTTGGTCAGTGCATTCCGGGTTGCGCCGGAGGCCGCCAGTCCGAGCATGTGAGCCTGCATCTCCGGGGAGACCATAAAGTATCGGAGAAATCGAGGGTCAATTACCTCGGGCTGCGGCCGAATGATTGCGACATGTTGGTTCACCCGGGCAGGCAAGACCACGGGATCGACTTGGCACACCCGGGCGACGCTATCGCCTGTGATGTTCAAGAGGACGTCGTTTGGCTGAACTTCGACATTAGAAAGTTGGTCGGCTTGCTCTTGCGAAATGAATGCGAGGCCACCAATCGAAAAACGGTCATTCAAGACATTCTGGCTGCGAATGAGCGAATATGGGCCGTCGGTAAGGTAGGCTTCCTTGCCGCCGCGTGGGGTCGCGCCGCTGCCGATCTTCAGACAGTGATCGCCGAGACGAAGAGTTCCCCTCACATCCCAACCCCTGCCAGCCGCGCCCGGATGGTCGCCGTCAGTTCCTCGGCCTTGGCGAACTGCGCCTCCAGCTGCTCCTGCAGGGCAGCGAAGCGCTCGGTGAAGGGTGTCTCGTCCTCCTCCGCCGTCTCGGCCCCCACATAGCGGCCCGGGGTCAGGACGTGGCCGTGGGACCGGATCTCCTCGATGCTCGCCGACTTGCAGAAGCCCGGCGCATCGGCGTAGCCCTCGCCCAGCCGCCAGGCGTGGTAGGTGTCAGCGATCCGGGCGATGTCGGCATCGGAAAACTCCTTCCTTGTGCGGTCCACCATGAAGCCCAGCTTGCGGGCGTCGATGAACAGCACCTCGCCCCGCCGGTCGCGCAGCTTGCGATCGCGCGCGATGCCGTTGGACTTGTCCTTCGCCAGAAACCACAGGCAGGCCGGGATCTGGGTGGAATAGAACAGCTGCCCCGGCAGGGCGATCATGCAATCGACCACCTCGCCCTCGATCATGGCCCTGCGCATCTCGCCCTCGCCCGACTGGGTGGAGGACATCGAGCCATTGGCCAGGACCACGCCGGCCGTGCCGGTGGGCGACAGGTGATGCAGGATGTGCTGCAGCCAGGCGAAGTTGGCATTGCCCGCGGGCGGGATGCCGTATTTCCAGCGCGCATCGTCGCGCAGCCGCTCGCCGCCCCAGTCCGAGATGTTGAAGGGCGGGTTGGCCAGGATCACATCGGCGCGCAGGTCGGGCAGTTCGTTCTTGTGGAAGGTGCCTTCCGAGTTCCACTTGATGTCGGCGTCGATGCCACGCACGGCCAGGTTCATTTTGCACAGCCGCCAAGTGGTGTAGTTGCTTTCCTGCCCATAAATGGCGATGTCGCCAAGACGGCCGCCGTGGGCCTCGACGAACTTTTCCGACTGCACGAACATGCCGCCCGAGCCGCAGCAGGGGTCGTAGACGCGGCCCTTGTAGGGTTCCAGCATCTCGACCATGGTGCGCACGACCGAGCGGGGGGTGTAGAACTCGCCGCCGCGCTTGCCCTCGCTGCCCGCGAACTGGCCGAGGAAGTATTCATAGACCCGGCCCAAGAGGTCGCGCGCCTTGTCCTTGCCCTCGCCCAGCGCAATGCCGGAGATCAGGTCAATCAGTTCGCCCAGCATGACGGCGTTCAGCGCGGGGCGGCCGTAATCCTTTGGCAGGACGCCTTTGAGCGACGGGTTGACCTTCTCGATGGCAATCATCGCCTCGTCGATCAGGCGGCCGATGGTGGGCTGCTTCGCGCTGGCCTGCAGATGCGACCAGCGCGCCTCTTGCGGCACCCAGAAGATGTTGTCGGCGAGGTATTCATCCGGGTCCTCGGCGCCCTCGGGGTATTCGGCCAGCAGCGCCTGGCGTTTCATCTCGAACCCGTCCGAGATATGCTTGAGGAAGATCAGGCCAAGGGCGACGTGCTTGTAATCAGACGGCTCCATGTTGCCACGCAGCTTGTCCGCGGCTTTGAAAAGGGCGGCTTCAATCCCGAGGTCCGAGCCGTTGTCGATTGATGCCATTGTGAAATCTTCCCCCGGTAAGTCTTTTCCAGACGGTATTTCAGCCAGAGGGCGAAATCCAGCCGCTACCAGCGGCTTGGCTGTGATCTTTCCCAAGGCCGCGCCTTCGGCATCGCCGACGTCACCTCGACCTCCCGCAGCATCCCGCCTGCGATCAGCCCGTCCCGCACCCAGCCCAGCGCCTGCCACCAGTCGTCATAGCCGCGCCTGGCCGCCTCAATCTGCCGCGGGTGGGGAGAAAAGGTGACCGGGCAGGCCAGGATGTCGATGGTCTTCCATGTGGCGCGCGCGCCCGCTCCACGCACCCGGATGCGTTCGGTGCCCACGACGATGGCGCCCGCATGTGTGCCGTGTTGGTTCTGCTTCACGATGATCGGCACGCAGCGCGGGACGGCGCCGGGCATCCAGTCCGGGGTCAGCCCGGCGCGTGCCAGTTCGGCGACGCGGATCGCCATGCGCTTGCCGCCGAGGCTGTCGGGGATCCCGGCGACGGTGGCCGCGATCAATTCGGCGTCCTCGTGGGTATAGCTGCCGATCTTGTGCTGTCCGCCGTCGATCTTGCAGCCCAGCACGGCGCGCTGGAGGAGGACGTATTCCAGGCCGAAGCCGAAACCTTCCTCGGTGATGTCCGGGGGCAGGGGCAGTTCCAGCTGCGCCTGTTCCACCCGGAACGCCCATTCCAGTGCCGCCTGCACGCCCAGCGCGCGTTTGACCCTGGTGCCGCCCGTGCGACCGATCCGTCCCTGGAAGCTCATGGCTGCAATCCTTCAAGGAAATCCATCTGCGCCGGGTGCTGGGCAGCGTCCGCCGGCCGCCAGATCCACGGGCCCGAGGCCATGGGCAGCTGCGAGAGAGCGCCACGCATGCGCTGCTGCCAGAGGGTGAACTCCGTTGCCGAGCAGGCGCAGAGCGCGTGCCCGATGGGCCAGCCCATCAGCCATCCGACGAAGAGCGGGTTCAGCCGCCGCCGCGACCGACCCTTCAGGATCCGCCGCGAGACGACGCGCCCATGCGAGGCAATCATCGAAGCCCAGAGCGGGCGCGAGATCGGGGCGTGCGGCCAGGACCGCTGCCCATCCGGCAAAGTCGCCGGGGCCGGGCGGATGAAGCCCTGCTCTGCCCGGTAGTGCAGCAGGTCCATCCGGGACTTGCCGTCGGTCCGGGTGATGCTGGCCTCGGAACTGCCCTTCCAGTTCTGGGCGGCCGGTGTCGGCCAGTGGTTCGGCAGGGCTTTCGCGATGCCCCGCGCCAGCGCCTCGGCCTTTCTCGTGAAGTCGCTGTTCCCGGCCGGATTGTAGCGGCCGGTGACGGGGTGCAGGCTCATCGGTGTGGGCCAGGATGAAGATCCGCAGCCATTCATGCGGCGCACCGACCTCTGCCGCCGAGAACAGCCCCGCCGCAGGCGTGTAGCCCAATCCCCAAAGCTCTCGCAGGACGGTCTCGAGACCGAGGGTGACGTGACCGGCGACGTTTTCGAGGAATACCCATTCGGGGCGGCATTCGCCGATGACGCGGGCGACGTCGGGCCAGAGGTGCCGGGGATCATCGGCGCCACCGCGTTTCCCGGCTGCGCTGAAGGGCTGGCAGGGATATCCGGCGAGGACGGCGTCGAAGGCGCCCTGGAAGGGACGGGCATCGAAGCTGCGCAGATCGGTCCAGATCGGGGCCGGGCCGAAATAGCCTGCGCGCTGGGCCGCGATGAGGACGGCGCGGGGCCAGTCGTCCCATTCGACAAAGGCGCGGGTGTGATAGCCGGGTTCGGCGAGCATGAGGCCCAGATCAAGGCCTCCGCCGCCTGCGCAGAGGGACAATCCGTGCCGGGGACGTGACACCATGCCATTCACCGCACCCCGCGCTCGCGCAGGCGTTCGGCCGTCACCAACCCCCGGGCCAGCATGGCGTCGCGCAGCGTGTTGCTGATCGCGCTGACCGGCAGGAAGCGGTCGGAGTTGACGAGGTCGGCGTAGAAGGCGGGGAGGTCGGTGATCTGCTGCGCTGCCGGGGCGGGGGCTGCCTTGGGCTTGCGCCGTTTCCGCCCGGCATCCTCGACCTTGCGCTGGGCGGCACGCCGCATCGCCCGGTCCAGCGCTTTCGGCCCATCCGGCGGTTCCGGGTGGTCCTGGCGCGAGGCCGCGGCCGTGGCGATGATCTCCACCTCGGTCAGCCCGAGTTCGTCGCGCCAGCGCTGGACGTGCAGCCGGGGCGGCCAGCCTTGCCACCAGCCGGGGAGGACGGCTGGGTCGAGGCCCAGCGCTGCCAGCAGGTCCCCGAAAACCTCATCGGAAACGCCCTCGCGCGCCTGCGCGCCCTCCTCCTCCTTTACTGGTTTACTTAGAGGTTCCCTTACAGGGTTAGTGTCCGAAATCCGGACACGGGCTTGGCGATTTTCCGGACACGGGTCAGCCGGAAAATCGGACACGGCTCCCGCGTCCTCCCCGTGTCCGAAATCCGGACACGGCAGGGCATCGGCCGCGGCATCCAGTGGTGAACCCACTGCCATGTCGGCGATTTCCGCAGGGGCGCATTCCCCGTGTCCGATTTCCAGACACGGCACCACAGCCACAGGTGTGAAGCCCGGCTCGAACCCCAGGATGTAGCGGGTGGGCAGCTGGCGCTTGGTCACGGGGTCCAGCCGCGGCACGCGCCGCAGAAGGCCAACGGCCTCGAGCTGGCCAAGGTGATCGTTCAGCGTGGACCGGCTGATCTCGCAGTCATGCGCCAGCCGGTCCTGCGAGGGGAAGCAGCCATAGTCCGGATTGAACCGGTCACAGAGGTGCCAGAGCACGATCTTGGTCGTGGGTTTCAGCCCGCGCTGCCTGATGGCCCAGTTGGTGGCCTCGTGGCTCATGGCGCGGTCCTCGGCGGGGCAGGGGCGATGCGCGTCGTGAAACCGTGATCGGCCAGCGCGCCCAGCGCGTCATCGAGGCTGCGGACCAGCGCCCAGCCGAACCCCTGCGCCTGCACCGCATCGCGGAACGCCTCCTGCTCCGGCCGCAGCCGCCCTTTCGGCGCCTTCAATTCGAGGAAGAGAATGCGGCCGTCGCACAGGAGCATCAGATCGGCGAACCCGGCATGGACGCCCATGCCGACGAGGATCGCCTGGCGCTTTGCCCCGCGGGGCCCGGCCTCGGTCACCTCGTTGGCGCAGTGATGGATGATGGCGGTGCGGGGCAGCGCGATGCGAAGCGCCTGCACGACGGCACGCTGCAGATCGGCCTCGGGGGTGCCACGGCGCTTCATCGCGCGGCCCTCCCCTGGTCTTCGCGCTGGGCGAGCCGCACCGGCCGCCGTGCATCGACGACCACCAGCAGGCGCTGCGCCTCCGCCCGCTCGGCCGGGGTTTCGCCATGCTTGGCGAGCACGTTGCAGGCGAGCCGGATCAGGAGATCGCTGTGATGCGCGACATCGGCGATGACAGCGCGCGCCTCGGCCACGCGGTCGGCGGGCCAGGCGGAGCTGCGGGGATGGATGGTCATGGCCGTCCCCGCGTCTTGCGCACCGGATGGGCCTGTTCCTGCGACCGGATCCACTCCTGGATGGCGGCGCGGCGATAATAGGTCTTTCGACCTATGCGTGTGCAGGGCGGCCCCTGGCGGCGGGCTTCCCACCGCGACAGCGTGTCCGCGGTCAGGCCCAGCGCGCGCGCCAGCTGCTCGCGGCTGATCCAGTCGGCCAGCAGGTCGGGGATGTCCTCGTCGGGATCGGTCAGAATGTCTTTCATGGGCTGCTCCGTTCACCTTGCGCCCCTCTGGCAGGGGCCAGGTCAGCGAAGCAGAGCGCGAGGACCGGAAGACAGGCGGAAGGTGGAACCGAGGACGCTAGGCCTATTCCGCCCCTTGTTTCATTGGGGTCGCGCGACCTTGACGAGTCAGGCCCACCGCAGGCAGGCCGCCTCAGCGGCGATCATCTGTGGCGGTTCAGGGCGGCGAAGTGTGCGCGTGCGTCACCGCTCACTCCGGGCTGGGCGATTTGACCGGCCTTCGGGCGGATTCTCCGGTTCCGAGGGGAGCGGAAGTGCCGGAACAGATCGTTCCGGTCGGGCGCCGCAGGCGCTCGACGATATCCACAGGTTCTTTCTTTGTTCGGGCGGGGCGTCACAGGTTTTTCGTTGCGTGCTCGCCTTTGGGTTGCGTAAACACTTTGTTGAGCAGTCCACAAGAATCGAAAAGACGAACACAGTCGGATGCGCATGCCGGTCACGGTGTGCCTCTGGCCTGCAGGCGGTTTTCCTCGACGACGTGCTCTCCAACCCGTAGGCCCGCGCGCGTCGCGCGTAGGGCCATTTGTAACCTGCATGCCGACGGCCCTGGCCGAAGGATGCCGCATGTCTGAAAGGAGTTTCCCGATGCCGCTTCCGCCCGTTGCCTTCTTCTCGATCTATGAAATCGCCGTGCGCTGGGGCTGTCACCCGGCCGATGTGGCGGGCTGGGCGGCAGCGGGGCATCTGCATGTCGTGGCCGGCATTCCTCCGGTCGTCTGTGGCGAGGAGACGGTGGCCGGGATGGTTCAGGTGCCGATGGCGGAGTTGATGGGGATGTTCCGGCGGATGGGCCCGAGCGACGAACAGGCGAGGCTCAGGCGGGTCATGCCGTTTGGCAGCAAGGCCTGGCTCACGATCACCGACCCGGCAGAGGGCTTGCTGGTCCGGTCCTCCGACCTGCTGCTGGATGCCGGAACGCTGCAGACCTTCGAGGAAGAGCGCGATCTGCTGCGGCGCCCGGCCTCCACCATCGGGGCCAGCCCGCGATACGATTGGGACGCGATGTACGCGTGGCTGACGTGGTTCCTGTTCGAGAAGGGGGCGCCCGACACCCAGACCGCGCTGGTTTCACTGGTGCAGGACTGGTTTGTCCAGAACTCGAAGTCGGGCGAGGTTCCCGATGAAAGCACGATCCGCAAGCGGCTGTCCTCGCTCTGGCGCAGGTTGCGGGGCGAGGATGCGGCGTGAGCGTCAGGCCGATTTCGGCAGGTCGGCCCCGTCCTGCAATGTGTCATGCACAAGGCGTGGCCGCGGGCGCAGGAGGCTCGCCACCGTGTCGACGCCCGCGCGCAGAGGGGAATCCATCAGGTGCGCGTAGCGCTGGGTGGTCTGCATCTGGCTGTGGCCCAAGAGCTTGCCGATCATTTCCAGCGATGCGCCGCCGCTGACCAAGAGCGAGGCGAAGGTGTGGCGCAGGTCGTGGATGCGGACGTCGGCCAGCCCCGCCTCCTTCTGCACCTTGGCCCAGAAGCGGCGGATTTCCCGCACCGGCTGGCCGACGGTATCGCCGGGGAAAAGCCACGGGTTGCCGCTCGGCACCGCCTGCTGGCGCTGCCGCACGATGGCCGCGACGTCCTGCGAGATCGGGACGCGGTGGATCTTGCGCTGCTTGGTGGTCGAGGCGGGTTTCGACCAGATGGCATAGTCGAGGTTGAACTGTTCGAACCGCGCCGTCCGGACCTCGCCCACCCGGGCGCCGGTCAGCATGCACATCCGGATGATCGCCGCGGCGCGCTGATCCTCGGCGGCATCCAGCACGGCCGCCAGCCGGGTCAGCTCCTCGGGCGACAGGAACCGTTCGCGGGCATGTTCGATGCGCCGATGAAAGCCTTGTGCCGGGTTGTCCGTCCGCCATTCCCATTCCACCGCCAGCGTGAACATCTTGCGCAGCACCTCGCCCATCCGGTTGGCGCGGATCGGGGTGGGCTTGTGACCCTGCAGCTTTCGGGCGCGGTTGTTGGGCTTCGCCTTGCAGGGACGGGGGCGCCCCTCGGCCACGAAATCGAGGAACTTCGCGACGTCGGACTTGGTGATCTCCGTCACCAGCCGGTTGCCCCAGGCCGGTTCGACCATCTTCTTCAGCATCGAAACCTGGTCGCCCGCATTGGTCTTGGCCAGTTTCGGCAGATGCTCGGCGATGTAACGGTCGATCATGTCCGTGACGCGCGGGGCCTCGCGCCACTCGTCCCGCGCCGCCAGAGGGTCCTGCCCCTCGTCGATGGCGCGGCGCAGTTCCTTCGCACGTTCGCGCGCGGCCGTGACGCTCCATTCCGGCCAGCGCCCGATGGTCATCCGCCGCTGCCGACCGGCGTGCCGATAGTCGATGGTAAAGGTCCGAGCGCCCGATGCCTGCACCCGGGCGGCAAAGCCGATCACCTCCGTGTCGAAGATCTGGTAGCTGACGCCGGGCTTGGGTTCCGCCTCGCGCAGGATTTTCTCATTCAGTTTCAGTCGGTTGACCATCCATCCCGCCTCCTTGCCCGACGACACAGGTGTAGACCCGCGCCACTATCAAGTCGGACCACGGGGCAGGGACCGGAATACAGGCGGAAGGTGGAACTGGAGGCAGGGGTCAATTCCGGATAGAAAGAACAAGGGGTTGGACGAACTCGTCCAGCGCGCGAGATAGGGAGCAGACGAAGGCAGGCCACCATCTGTACCCATCGTTTGATCGGGGTCCGCCCATGGGGTAATCCTGTCGGCACGCTCCCAATCGCGAAACTGCCATGCCCAGCACCAAGCCCCCAAGAAATCTGACGCCCGTGCTGTGCCAGCGCCTGCAAGCCGAAATGCTGAAGGCCTGCGAGACCGTCGCCGCCCGTCATGGCCTGGTGGTCGAGCCGCGTGACATCACCGGCGTCGACCTGCGGTGGGGGTTCGATGCCACCTTTCGCGTCTCGATCCCCCTGCCGGATGGCACAGCCCTCGACCCCGAGCGGCTGCGGTTCGAGGCGCTGGCCGAGGCCTTCGGGCTTTCCCCCGCCGATTACGGCCGCCAGTTCAGCACAGGGCGCGAGCAGTTCCGCATCACCGGCATCGACCCCCGCCGCCCAAAATACCCGGTCTCTGCCGAGCGAATCCCGGACGGCCAGGGGTTCAAGTTCACCGCAGAACAGGTGGCACTGCTGCTGCAGAAAGGGATGAAGGATGTGACGCCGAAGGGGTAGGGGCGGGGCTGTCGGCCCTCAGCGGACATCGGCCACCCAGCCAGGTTTCTGCGGTCGTAGCCCGCATTTCCGCCATTCGCCGCACGTGCGAGATCTGGAGTTGGTCAAACTCACGGTCTGCGGGACGAAGCATGGGAAATCGGGCTGACCTGACGGGTGGGTTGGGTTCTCGGTGACTTGAAGCAGATGTTGCAATGCGAGGAGAAAGAAATGAATTGCTTAGTGGGTTTGGACATGTCGCTGCGCCGCGGACGAAACCCAACCCGATCAGCAGGGGCAGTGACCAGCTTCATCTACGCTGGAACCTGTCCAAGGATAAGGACGTAGTTCAAGGTGTTGCGGTCCGGTTCCTCTTGCGAACAGACCATACGCCGCTAGAGTAACCTTGGTCTATCACAGCGGGTACATTCAAGGACATCAGCGTTGAGAGTAAAATCAATAGGTATTCAGAATTTTCGCGCGATCAGGAAGCTTGAGTTGGATGGCCTTACTGATGCGATTGTAGTCGCCGGCCCCAATGGCTGTGGCAAGTCCAGTATATTCGATGCTATTCGTTTGTTGAAATCTGCATATGGCCAATACCACCAAAACGAGTATGGGCAATGGTTTAGCGAATTTAATATTAACGCACGAGAACTCCAAACAGACGCAGAGCGCATCTTGTTTGACCCGACGAAGCCTCTGAAGATTGAAGCCAAGTTTGAACTAAGCCCTTCGGAGAAAAGGTTTCTTAGAGACAACGCAGTCGAACTCTATCGGAGCCTGAGGTGGTCCCGACTACTTCGAAAGCGCTCTGCGGAGGGTGACGTTGCGATAGCTGACCCCACCACGAAGAGGGCTGACGGCGAAATCATTGAGAGCCAAGCTCAGGCGCTAGCAGAACGACTATTAGCCTCGCTGGACTCTGATACATACCATGCCGAACTCACTATGAAACCGGGCGACACTCCCGCAGTCGTCGGATCTCCGGTTCTTGAGCTAGTGTTTTCTCTCTATCGCCCCAAGGCCATCGGCGTAATTGACTATCATTCGCCCTCACGAGTTTACGACAGAGAACAACTGGGCAGCCTGAACCTAAGGATTCAGGACGCCTCGAACAAAAATGCGCAGAAAGCCCTCTATGATACAAAGAACAAATATGCAGGTGTAAAAGCCGAAATGGCTCAGTCTTACATTATGGAGATGCTGGCGGAGCGTGCAGGTGTTGAAATTGAAGAGAAAAACACTCTGAAGAATACATTGGACGAACTTTTTTCAAACTTCTTTCCGGGAAAGAAGTTTATCGGAGCCACCCCAACGAAGGATGGAGCGCTAGAATTTCCAGTTCAATTGGAGAGTGGACGGCAGCACGACATCAACGAGCTTAGCTCCGGAGAAAAGGAAGTGCTGCTCGGCTATCTGAAGCTTCGTAACGCTGCGCCAAAACATTCGATCATTTTGTTCGATGAACCTGAGCTACACCTCAATCCCCGACTCTCGCGAAGCTTGCCTCGATTCTATGAAAAATACATTGGGCGAGCCAATTCAAATCAGATCTGGATGGTTACCCATTCTGACTCAATTCTCCGTGAAGCAGTGCAGGAACCATCGTATTGTGTTTTTCATATGCGGCCAGCTAGTCAGGTTGCCGAAGGAGAGAGCCAGATTGACAGAGTTGCGGCAGGACAGGACGTCGAGAATGCCATATTTGCGCTGGTTGGTGATCTTGCGTCATACAGCCCGCGATCCAAGATAGTCCTACTGGAAGGGGAGGACACTGAGGTTGACGCGAGAATTGTATCTCAGCTTTTCCCTGATTTTGTAGATCGTGTAAATTTAGTCTCTCTTGGCAGCAAGCGAACCGTCTCCGGGGCACAAGACGTCCTTGAGAAAGCTGCGGAAGGCGGTAGGCTGGACGCCCGATTCTTTTCTATCGTTGATAGAGACTTTGGTGGCGAGTTTCTTGTGGCGAACGAGCGGCGCCACACGTGGGATCGCTATCACATAGAAAATTATCTACTTGAGCCCAACTTCATCCGACAGGCCTTGAGCGAGATTACCCTTGGCCAGATTGACCTCACGGAGGAAGAGGCAAGTAAAAAGCTTCGTGCAGCCGCCGAGCTAACAATTCGTGATATTGCTAGAATAAGAATCGAGTCGACAATTAACTCAAGATTAGTTGGATCTATTTCACTTGGGTTTGACAGGGGAAAATTCGCACTTGCTGATGGCTTTTCGCAGGCAATCGGAAGGTCGAAAGAAAAGTTGGATGCAGTAGTTTCAGACTTAACTCCGGAGAAAATTGCCGAAATGGAGTCGGCCGAGGTGGACAAACTGCGTGCCGCTCTAAACGATGAACGCTGGTCGTCGGACTTTCGCGGGCGCAATGTGCTAAAGCAGTTTGTTGATATGCAGAGGGGCGCACTAAGCTACGAGCAGCTCAGAAACCTTGTAATCGCTCGCATGAGAGAAGCTGAGTTTCAACCCGTTGGAATGGCTGAAGTTTTAAATAAGATATTATCGGCCTGAGCCTTTTTCAGAATTTACCCGCACACCGCTAGAATCCAACTCTACGAAATGAATCCAATGTCGGATTCTTCATGGTCGACGCAAGTCGTATGAGCACGCAGCGAAGGTCCGGTTCCCTGAAGTTCTGTTCCGAAACAGGACGAACCGAAGACTTCGGTACCGAAGGTCTGCTTTCGCTGCCTATCCAATTTCGTGCCGCAACGCGGCGAATTCACACTTTCCGCCCTTCGCGTAATGATCGGTGCATGGGACCGTAGAGATGGTCTATCGCGTTTGATGAGCATCGCTTGTCAACGCCTGGTCAACCCGCGAATGCGTTCCTGAGCGCACGTCGATCCGCCCAAATCCGGCGAGAAACGTCGAGAGTTCGCAAAAAATCCGCGATTCCAAAGGCTTGTCTTCTAAGTTGCTGAAATCAAAAGAGTCATGTAAATCAATAGGTTCGGCTCATAACCTGAAGGTCGTAGGTTCAAATCCTACCCCCGCAACCAAATTACCCCAAGAATACAGCCGCTTAAGAGCCTCCCACACGGGAGGCGTTTGCGTGTCGCGTCGTGTTGCAAGCCCGTCCCGAACACTCCCCAAAGATTCCAAAGGCTTACGACCAGCCCAGATTCCTCCGTGCAACACGGATGCGACACGGGGCGGGTTCGATGTTCGCGGGGCGTTCTGGGGTGCCTCTAAGTCCGTGATTATCCGTTCTCTCGTTCGCTTGGGCGAACCGGGCGCGCGTCCGCATCGCGCGGGTCATCCGGGAACGGAATGTCCAGGTTCAGTTGCATCGCCTTGAGGATCGAGAGCAGGTACAGCGCGTCGTCCAGCCGCATTGTAAGCTCGTGAATTCTGCCGTGCTCGTCGTCATACTGGATGTTCACGGCTTCCATGCCATGGGTGATTTGCGCCCCGCGTATTCTCTTGACGCGTGGCAACTGACTGATGCCCGTGCTTTCCTCCATGTTCGATTGCGCTCCCTTTTGTTCATTGACGCCGTTGCGGCGGGGCGATGGTTGCCGACGGCTGCCAGGCAGGTTCATCTCCGGATGGACTGCCCAGATCGCCTTGCGGTAACTGATCAAGAATGTGTCGATGGGTCGAAGGCCGATCGCTGCCGCGAGATCGGATGGAAGCATCAGCTTCGTATCAAGCGCGGGAAAAGAATTATTCCGCGAAATGCTCGAAACGGCGTTCTTCAGGCGAAAGTCCATTGTAAGGAAACAGAACGCCTTGTGGACATGCGCCGTATGCAGATGCCACGCATCTAGGTTGCTCTTCTCGGGGAGCAGTCGAGCAATTGCAGCGAAGGGTTCATCCGTCCGCGCCCGAATTCGGAGTTGCTGGCTTTCTTTCGCAGCGACCAGATCGAGGTGGTATCCATCGACGGATGGAATGGCCAAGTCGTCGAAGATGTTCAGGTCGCCAATCCGATACCCTCGAAAACGGCCGAGCGGCTGGCGTGTCACTTCCGCGTGCAGCTCAGCAGACGTGACCAGATTGATCAGACCGGCTCTCGCGAGTTCAGCGATGCCGACGAGGTATCTGATCTCGACGTAGACGCGGTCGCTACTATCGGCTGGGTGAACCGGAATGTTGGCTGTCACTGAGAACTGACCCGGCAGCAGTCGGAATTGTCACTGAGATTTGACCCATGTGGAACCTTGCCCCTGACGGAGTTCGTCGGGG